CGCATGTGGGCTTCTGGTGGAGACTTAGTAGTTGAGCGGAGGCGTGTTGAATTAAATACATACTTGGCAGCAGACAAAAGAGTACCACTTTTTATTGAGCATAAGTGTCCTTTAAAATATTGTTTGCTAAATGTGGCAGATAACTATAAAGGTACACCCAATCAAATTAAAGCAATTGAGTATTTGGAACGAAAAATTCAAGAATGGGATCCTACAGAGGAGGTAGTACGTCGGTTTTTTCGTTACTGGAATCAAGATCAGGGGGTATTGGGCTCACCTCGAAACCTATAGTATTTTGCAACCAATCCAGCATATCAATTAACTGCAGTTCTGGACAATACTCGTAAAGAATTTTATCAGGATCCATAACGTTCACAAGACGCAATTAAACGTTTTAAATACCATTCTGCTTTTTTTAAATCTTGAAGCGCGTTATCTTTGTCTTCGTACCGCCAAAGGTACTTTTGAATGTTACCTTTTAGATAACCGCGAAACGCTTCATTGGTCATTGATTCTTCAATGGCGTCAATGCACTCCACTGACCCAGACGCATAGTGTGACGGGCTATTAACCAAGTCTTCCATGGGTTTGTTGCTGTCAGAATGGGGACATGAGCCTACAGACTAGCACTGATTACAGCGTTGACAACCGCTATGCGCAAGCTAAAGGCGCAGTGGACAACACTGCAGGCAAGCGTTTTGTAAAAAATTACATTAACAAACGCAAAGAAGCTGCTCGTTCCGATATTACAGAGCAACGCGCCGAGGACAACCGCTTCATCATGAGTGGACCTGGAGATCAGACGTATGCATTTAAAAATGCATTTAGAGCACCACTTTTTAACAAATAATTTTTCCTAAGTGGGAAAAAATTTCTTGAAAATTATCAGACTGATTAAAACCCAAATCAAGTCGTGGTAGGTAAATAAAAAATCCCCATGTAAAAGGCGTTTCTAACCTATGTTCACTGTTTCCTCTTATAAGATTGCAGCGTTTATGTGGAATGCATACGGGGTAATCCCACATGGCTGTATAAGCTCGAAACATCTCATGACTTGTTGAGAAGAACAATGCTTCTGGAATATTGCGAAGTTTCCACTCTCTTTCTAAGCGTTTAAACCATGCCACGCTGGGCATGTGGCTGTTTGTTCCGCCACGTAAGCCCCAACGCCACGTACCACGTACTTTGCTGAAGGAACAGCGTCCATAGGTAGGCGGAAATAGGTACGTAACACCTGTCCAGGGCGCATCAATATTGAGCCCGTCTTCTTTTGTGGTGTAAATTTGACGAGCTCTTAAGTATTGCGAATTTGCATAATGTGTTGAACACGGGTCAAGATCAATATCCCCAAGTAACGCGTCAATGTAAGGAAGATATTCAACGGGTGTTAACCAATCTTCGTTTATATTAAAAATTCGCGTTAAGTGGGAAAATTTATTTTTTTTTCCGTTCATCGCATCAGAATTGCGGAGGTAGTATCACTATCACGTTTGTAATGAATCAGCGACATATATTTTTCATCTTGAATAATAAAAAGTGCTTCTTTTTCTGGATTTAAAGACTCAGCACGTGCAATTGTTTTCTTTATTACTTCGGCAGGGCCTTCCATATCCCGGCTATTAAAGTCATTAAGTGCGTTCATTAACGCGTTTACTGTTAAATAAAACATGGTATCTTCTTGATTTTCTGCCCTGGGTACATACACGATTGCCCCTGGCCCCTCGTTGGCATAAAAACCTTCAAAGAAATCCGCCATGTCCACGCAAATCCGTTCAATTGTAAGTTGAATCAGTTTTTGCTCTGCTTCGGAAGGGTTTGCCAGCATTAATTTGGCAATCAGTTGTTTACGGCGGTCAGTCATGGCTAAAAAACTTTTTGAATAATGGTAGCAAAGATTTTAAGTTTGCACAGGAGCGGATTCCACCGTATTGGCATCATTTGAAACAGTTTTTAAAAATTCGGTCAAACCAGAGCGCTTGAGCGTTTCGCGGATTTTAGGAAGCGGAGAGTAAATTACCACCATCTTGCCAAGATTACCCATGGTTTTAACTAGTTTTCCATTGTCATCACGAACTTTGGTCAACTCATTTTGACGAAGAAGATATTCCGCTACACAACGATATCTGCGTTTTGTTGCTAAATCAATGTCCGGAAACCGGGAACAGATTGTAGCTGGCTGCATATCACTAAAACAAATTCGAATTTGATCCGCAAGAGATAAACCCAGAATTAAATCATTAGTAGAGGTTTCATAACTCCTGATTAATTCTAAGTAACGTTGTAAATCACGATTTTCAAAACTACCTGAAGGTGGCACAAACATTTCAATTTGTTTTGCCAAACTAGCTACAAGTTTTTCTTTATAATTTTCAACAGTTACTTCTTCAACATTTAACGTATTAAAACGATAACTAAGATATTTATTTGATTTATACGTTGTTGCCAGCGGTTCGCGCAACTCTTCCTGTTCACTAAGGTCGCACCACTCTTCAACTTCCATTGCCGGGCATCAACTGTCATGGTGTACGTAGTTTACCGGATTTTTGAGCAATTTTCCATTGTTTGGTGTGCTCCATTCGTAAAACCCACTCATAATAAAGGCGAAGTGGTTCCATGTCGCTCATATTTTCCGGTTTTGGCCTTCCCCCGTAATTACACGCCTCCCATAAAGCTACGGCTATTTGTTTTTGTTGCTGTGTCAACAGCATTTCCATGGTTTTAATGGACATTTTTGCCAATAAGGCGCTAAACTCTGTTTTATACGGAATATTGTTCTCATGAAGCGTCACCTCACTGTTGCCGAGCTGCTCTTGGTTGTGATTTTGGGACCCCTTGGAGTCGTTGGTCTTCAGCATTTATACGGGTTTGTGTCATCTAAAGTAAGTGTAACGATTCAAGTGAAATAAAACCATGGGTGGCTCGAACCCTAGCGCACCGGTTACTGTCATGCCTGCTCCAACGGCACCGACGTTTTACCAGTCGCTCATTCCCCAAGAAAGTTTTGAAGATACTGCCGCTTATTTAAAGCGCATTCAAGAAGAAACAGGCAAAATTCAAAAACAACGTTACCAGGAAGTGGGCACTCCTGCTGAACTCGGTGCGCGCATGGCAGGCCGTCGTTTACAAGAAACCAGTTCTTACGGAGCTTCTCTGCCTAAGGGCGATAAATATTTACAGCAAACAACAGGTGTTACAGATCCGTATGCACAGTTAAAAGATGCAATAGGTGCACAAAAATATCAAGCCCTGGCTGAATATGATGCTGCATTAGCACGAATTGGTGACGTACCTGCGCCAACCGTTGACGAAACCCCTTCATGGGCTAAGCGTCCCGACAGCACCTGGGCAGCTAAACAAGCTAGTAGCTGAAATTAATTTTATTCTAAATCAGGAACGTACTCTACAACAGGCAGTTGTTGTGGATCAAATCCGTCCACAGGCGGTGTATTCTGCGGTTCTTCTACCCAATCTGTGTACACTTCTTTAAGAACGTCATAACTTTCTATGGGAATAAGCATGACGGCACCGTTTTCATGCTCAATCCTGTAGTGCTCTTTATTATCAGCAACATCATCTACAATTGCTTCAAAGTTTTCTTCCAACTGCTGGAGTGTAACAACTTTCATGGGCTTACGTAGACACTGTCAGTAGCTTAGCATTTTTTAAATCAATTGGCTAGGTTACCAAAATCAATAAAAGCGTCTTCGCCTTCAGTGTCCAGTCCCAAGTCAAGCGCTTCGTCAACAGACTCTGCCACATAACGCCAATCTACATTTAAACTTTGTAAGGTAATAGAATACGTTGTTTCCAGATAGCGAATATCATTGGTAATTAAAAAAACGTACTCGCCAGGCTCCAAAGATGTATTTGGATAGTCATTTGATACAAGATCTACGTTGTCGTCATAATCAATGCCTGTTGTTTTGTAGACATATCCAGCATTATTAATAGGAAGCTCACGCCGGTGTGTTTTGTTTTCTACTTTATAAACTGAAATTAGGGTATTGCGGTTAGTATTAGCGGTGTAAGAAGTTTGACTAAAATTTTGAGTAAATTTAATTGCGCGACTTGTGTTTAAATAAAAACGATAAAAAGATGTTTGTTGCCGCGTTAAGCCTCCGTGAGTATTGCTAATGGTAATAGATCGGAAAATAGAAGAAAAATCACCAAGATCTGCAGGATTATTAACTGAATCTCCTAACCGTTGGGGAAGGGGATCGCTTCCAAAATAGCTCGTAGGCCCATACGCTACAGCCCCACTTCCCCCGGTTGGGTACGCCTGTATGCTTCCAAGGTTATAAAATCCCAGGTTTTCAGGAAGCGTTGCTAAAAATCT